TTTACTTTAACTACATCGTTTCTGCTAAAAGGAGTTGAGTATACAAGTCCTTTAGAGTTTTTACCTACAATTTTTACTTGGTCGCTAGCTGTAAGAGCAGCAGCAGTAGAAGCTGTAAGCACAGAATTATCTGATGCTTTTACAAGAAGAAGATCTCCTTGTGTCATTGAAGAAATGGTACTAGCACTAGAACCATCACCTACGAAAACTTTCAAAAGTTCCATTTTTTTAATTTGTTTGTTTTAGTTATAAAATTTATTTAAGTTACATCTTTAATTTGCACTTTAGCAGGAGTTCTTTCAGAACCATATGTTTCAAGTGCATATATCACTGCAAGATTAATGATTCTCTCATGGAGATACTCATCAATATCACTACTGATATTCTGTTTATACGAGACTATAATAGGATTCTTTAGATAAGTTATTGAAAATTTATCAAGAGTAGATCCATCTGGTGTATAAACATATATTGCACCATTTTTAAAGAAGATTGGAACTTCTGTATCATCAGCTCTCTCAAAGGGATTACTTAATACTTTATTCTCAGTATCAAGTAATTGTTTAACTGTTCTTACTACTCCTGTAGCATTACCTATTTTAAGAGTTGCATAAGATTGTAAGTGGTGATAATACTCATCAGGAATACTTACTTTCCATTGATTAGGAACTCCAGTTGGAGTTATAGTAAGTGAGGGAAAACTTGGGTTTGGTATTTCTAAGATTACTGTTTGTGAGGATATAGCATCAGACATTTCTTGAGACTCCTCATATGCATCATACAAATCCATCATAATTTTATTGATGGCTTTGTTTAGAAATACATCAACTACTTCAGGTTGAAGACGTAAAGCACTCTCAGTATCTAGAGTATCTAGTTGTACCTTAAATGCTTGATGCCATTCTTTAATATTCATTTTCTATTACACAGTTAATATTTTATCATACGCTTTATTAAGCAAATCCTTAAGTTCTTGATTTTTCTTATCTTTTAGGAATTTGTAAATTTCATCAAAGGTAAAACCAAGTTGAATACCATTAAACTTGTATCCATTATTATCTTTAATAATTCCTCCTGAGAGATAAAGTTGATTATACTTATACTTCTCATCTACAGAAGGATCATTAATAAGTGCTACAAATGTATCTGCTTGTTTAGGAGACCCTTCAATATAATCTGTAAGTCTTTCATCAATAGCAGCATCTAGAAGATTAGAGGCACTCTTACCAGTAATAACTGTAAAGTACTTTCTCTTATCCTCAGGTGTAAGGGTAAGATACTTAGCATAAGCCTCAGCTTTATGTCTTCTATTCTCAACCTTCTGTTTAGATGCTTCTGCAAGAGAAGTAAGTTCTAGCATAGCTTGAGATGAGGGGTTAGGATTATTATAAGCAATAGAGGGATTAGCAATCATAAACTTAATTCTAAGATTATTCCATATTTCCTCAATATCAGCTTCTCCTGTCTCAATAGTTGTACCTACATCTTTACCATCAGAGTCTAGATTTACTTCATAGTCTACATAAAAACCAGTAGTCATTTCACCAAAACACTCTGTTGGACTATCATACCAAAAACTACTTCTAGGAGAAAAGTAGCCCATTGGCTTACCTAGTTTCTCCTCAAAATATTTCTCATCTTCTTTAGTAAGACCAGTAATAAAGTTATTAGACATATCCTTGTATGCTACAATCCTATACTTAGTCTTATCAAATTGAGTAAACTTCTTACCTCCTTTTGTAAATCCCCAAGATGATTTGGGAATACTTCTTAATTTATACTTCATAATGTTTTTATTTTTTTATCTCTTTGTTGTTGCAAATATATGTTGAAATAAGATAGGAAGTAGGAAAAATTCCTACCCCTATCTTACAACAACATGAAAAAGAAAAATTAGACAAACTTACCAATCTTAGCAGGAATCAGTTCACCGGCAGAAAGAGGATCTTTCAACAGGATACCAGACCTTCTAATCATGTGGATTTGAGCACCATCAAGGGCAGAGCTAGAAGGAGCAAATCCTTGCTTGTAGTTACCATTAATATCAGTCATACCTTCAATCTGGATAGAACCCATCTGAGCACCTTTAAGAGTTACTTTAACAAGGTTAGCACCATTAGCATTGTTACCAATGTTGAAGATAGTGAAACGAGAAGATTCCAGAGGATATCCAGTAGCAGGATCAAGTTGTCTGTTAAGTACGATATCATCATACAGAGGACAATGTACTACAGTAACTTCCAAGCCATTAGGGAACATGCAAGTCTTAAACTGAGAACCAAAGCTCATATTCATTCCAGTGCCAGATACAAACTGTCCACCTTCATAAACTTTGATAGAGAGGTTCTTAACTTTTTCTTGGATGGCTCTATCAAACTCAATCATACCCTGTCTTCCAGTCATCATTACAAACTTGAAGTCTCCACCAGATTGACCATTGGCAATCCAAGAGAGGTTCATCAAGTAATCCTGAAGCATATCATAAGACAGTCTGTTATAGGTCTGCTTATTTCTGTTAGAGATTTGCTGACGAAGTCCTGCACCTTCAATTATAGGTCTACCATTAGGTCCAAGAACATTACCCTTAGACATAGTTCCATACATAAGAGCAATTTCCTCTCTCTTCAAGAGTTGAGCCATAGCTTCCCACTTAGCCTTCTCAATCCAAGAGAAAGTCTTGCTTCCATCAGATTTAGTAAGCTCAATAGCAATCTTTTGCTTCATAGCTTCAGCAGAGATAGCATGCTCAATTCTGTGAGTAGTGAAGTAGTTCTCAAATTTGGCAGGAGAGAAGAAATCTACCCATCCACCTCTATCTGACATCTCAGATACAGGAGAGTAAGCTCTACTTAATTTAGCTCCTACAACTATATCATTAGGATCAAAGTATTGAGCAGGGTCAGAGAATTGGAAAGTATACAACCATCCATTACCAGTTTGAATAGGATCAGCAATTATATTTACAAGAGCACCTGTATCAGTTCTTACTTTATCAATACCAGAGAACCATTTCTCTTCAAGAGTAAGTTGTACAGGAGCACAGTTAAGACCCTGATTAGCAACTACAGAAGAAGGACCAGCAGTAATCTTGATAGTTCTATCATTCATGTAGGCTACATCCCACTGATAGATATTGCTATCAATTTCCTTTTCCTCAATTCTACCAAGAGCTTCAGTCAAGCACTGGAGTGAGTGACCATATTGCTTACCAAGAAGGTAAGATACAACCTGTCCAAATTGGAAAGGTTTACGAAGGAGCAGTTGATCCAGCTTATTGCTGTCAGTCAAGGCTCCTGAGACCGCCCTAGCATCAATGAGTCTAGGGAGACTACTAGAATTTACATTAACATCCATTTTATTTATTTGTTTTTAAGGTTTTTAAATTATAATATCATCAAAATCATCAATGTTTACATTTCTCTTACTACCTGAGGAACCTGAACGGATATTACCATCCTTCTGGCTCTTCAAAGCTTTAGATAGTTTATCAGTAACATTGTTAGTAGCTCTTCTTTCTAAGTCTTCACTATTAAAGTTAGTGTAGTACATAAAAGCCATTACCAATTGTTTCTCATAATCTTGAGCATCTTCCTGTAACCTAGTCATACCATTTCTAGTTGGTTGGGTCATATAGTTAAAGAAATCATCTTTAGTTCTTCTATCTAATTGAAAGCCTTGAATTTCTTCAATACTATCAATAGTATTTCTAAGAATTGCCATTTGTTCCATAGCATATTCTTCTTCCTCAACTCTTTGATTTTCTAAAGACTCAAGGTACTCTTGAACTTGTATTTTTTGAGAATAAACTAAATTAGAATATGCCTCCTCAACTTCACTAAGAAAACTTCCATCATCTTTAGAAGTTGAGATAAGTCTAGCAATTTTATCTTCTGAAAGACCTTTAGCAGTATAGTAATCAATTACTACTTGCTCTTGAGTTCCCTCATCAGACATATCTAACTCACTGTAATTTACATCTCCATATATTTGCATTACATCTTGGATAGTACCTCCATTTTGTACTACATCATAGAGAAGAGCAAGTTCTTCATTCTCTTGAAAAAGAGAACCAATTCTTGCATCTACAGTATCTTCAAGAAGCTCTTCAATGCCATCTTCGTCAATGTCATACTCCTTGTCTTCATCTGCAAATAAAACTCCTTTCTCTACCAAATCCTCCATAAGAATTTGATAAGGAGTTTTTTCTTCTTCATCATCATAAATCTCTTCTCCACTATCCTCAATTAGGTCTTCATCATATTCTTGATAAAAACCCTCTTCTTGAGAATCATCATCCTCCTCTACACCTGTCTCTTCAGGAATAGGTTTTTTGTTTTCTAATTCTTCATTTTCTACAAAATCTCCAAACATGTTGTTATCTAATTTAAATTGTTATACGTTGTTTATTATACTATCTAATATTTTTTATTAGAATTTTTTATTCACCACTAGTTCTTGCTTTAGAAAGAGCATATCCACCACCAAGTAAACTTGCACCTCCTACTCCAATAGTAGCAGTTGTTTTCTTATTATTTTTAGCAAACTTAATAGCTTTTTTACCAGTTTCTTTTGCTTTTCTTCCAACATTTCTAGCTTTATTAGATATACTTTGTCTTAAGTTAGCTTGAGCAGGTCCCAATACAGGACCTTGTGCAGGAGTAGCAGAAGTTTGAGAAGGAGTAGAAGTATTACCACCTCTTTTAGTAAGCAATTGATTATTAACTGTAGCAGGTTTAGCAGGAGTATTTGCAGGATTTTTTGTAAACCTTCCTCTTTGTCCTCTAACTGCTTTAGTTGGAACTTTTCCTAAATTACCTGCAGCTCTAGAAGATTGTAAAGTTGGGGCTACTTTACTTACAGCACCAGGAGTATTAGCTTTAGAAGCAAGTTTACTAGTAGTTTGAGCAGCAGCTTTACTTCCTCCAGTTACAGCATTCTTAGCTTTATTAGCAACATTACCTACAGCTTGTCCAGCTTTAGATTTAGCAACAGAAGATATTGCTCTACCTAGTGGAGCTTGTGCAATTTTTTGACCCTCTTTAGTAGCATACTTAACTAATGCTCCTCCAGCTCTTTTAGCAAGTGGTGCAGCAGCTTTAAGAATTCTACCTCCTACAGCACCTCCTGCTCCTGCTAACAATCCTTCAGTAGCAGAGTATCCTTCTTGAGAAGTATCATCTTCTTCTCTATATCCCAATTTTTTATTTAACCAGTTACCAAATCTTTTTCCTGCATAATCTCCAGCAGCAGCGCCAACAGCAGTACCTACACCAAATGTAGATCCTCCTAAAAGTGCTGCACCTCCAATAGAACCTGCAGCTCTTGAGCCATAATCAATTATCTCATCCATGTAAGTATCATCACCTTTTCTTTTTTTAGGAGTAGCAACTTTAGCTTTATCCCATTGAATGGTTACTTTTTTATTTTTAGAATCATGAGAGTACTTACCCATTCTACCAGTTTTTTCATCAAGCAATCTACCATTACTATAAAAAGTGCGACCTGTTTTAGTATCTTTAAAATTCTTAACAGCTACACCATTTTTAAATAAAGGGTTTTCTTTAGAAGGAGTAGTTGTTTTACCTCCAGTTCCTTTAGTTTTAGCAGGAAGTATTTTATAAGCAAGTCCTGTATTAGGATCAATTGCATTACCTTGAGCATCTTTTTTACCACTTTTAAGAGCTCTAGCATAACCTCCTTTATTCTCTTCATACTGTTGTTTAAGAGATTTTTTAGCTGGAGCTGCTGGTTCTTCTTTATAAAGAATAGGATTTTTTTCAGTAGATACTGGGCCACCATATTGTTTTTCAGTAGCCTTTTGTACAGCTTCTGGTTTAAAAGGTTTTCTTCCTAAACTTAATGAATAATCAATAGGTGAATCAACAGGATTATTTTTAGCAGCTTTCATAGCTTTAGCTTCAGCTCTAGTTACACCTCCTGGAAGAACACCTCCTAGTTTAGCATCTAATTTTTTATATCCAGAAACTTTTTGAGTACCGTCTTGAAAAAAATCTATTCTTCCATTAGGAGAAATTCTTTCTCCTTTTCCTACAAGTTTATCTCTTCTAAGAGCAGCATCTTGAGCTGCAGTAAAATCTTGACCCTGTCCTTTATCAGCAGCATTAAATGTGCCTCTATTAGCTCGGGTAGCAGAAGGAAGAGATTGTGAGTTTCTAGAAATCTCAGCTTGTCTAGCTCTTGCTTTAGCATCTACAACAGCTTGTTCTTGCTTCATTCTAGCTTGAGTATCAGCAGCCGCTCCTCTTAATACAGGACTGTCAAGAGGATTATAAGTATTTGATTTTGCTTGAGGAGCAACTTTAGGCTGAGTAGCTAATGGTCCTTGTCCCATATTTACAGTACTTCTTCTAGAGGCATCTGCTGCTTTATCTTTCATATAAGCATTATAGATTCTTTGAGTTTCTTTACCCCAAGCACCATCAACTTTAATATCATATCCAAAATCCCTCATTTTTTGTTGAAGTCTTGCAACTCTTTGCATTTCAGCAGTCATTGCAGGTTTTTGTCTAACAACAGCTTTTTTTGCAGGTGTTGTACCATAAACTGAAGTAGGAGTTAATCCTGTACTAGTTCTTCTAATATCATCTGATATAAAAGATTCAAAAGAAGGTTTTGCTCCCATAGTACCTTCTTGGTATTTTATTTTCTTCATATTAGTATTTAAATTTTTTGTTCCTGTTTTATATGGTCTTCCTGTTGGATCTTGTTTTTTATTAGCATTGATAAATGAAGCTATACTAGTTCCAACAGAACCAATAAGATTTCCATAGTTTCCCATAAAAGCATCTGCTTTATTCATCTTTTCTATTAAAGATTTTGCATAATTTTATACTGTGCATTAGAGAGAGACTTATGAATCTCTGCAAATACAGGATTCAATTGTTCTCCATATAAGTTTCTAAAGATAGAAGCTAACTCTGCAAGTTTAGCTACAATCTCTTCTTTATTAATAGGAGAAGGTTTAACTTCTTCTACTACAGGAACAGGAGTAACTTCTTTAACTTCTTCTACAATTGTAGTTTTTTGTACTTCTTCTTCTTTTGATAAGTTAGGCATATTTTTATATTTTTAATTTTATACGTTATTTACTTTTAGGTTTATACTTAAGTGCTTTCTTCTTAAGAGATATTTCTTCTTTCTTAAGTGCAAGTTTATTATTCTCAAGTTTCATTCTATCAGCATGAATTTTATTTTGTTGAGAGTTTTCTCTATTTTGCATTTCTTGTTGCATCTGCATCTTAGTCTTCTCAAGTTCCATTTTTTGTTGTTTCTCAACTTGCTCAAACTGTTGTTTAGATTGTTGTAGAGAAATTTTAGTAGCTTCCATTACATCAGGTATAACATTCTGATTAACATCAGGATTACTCATACCAATACTTCCAAGAGCTCTAATCTCAGCCTCCCTAAGTCTTGATTCTCTATCAAGTTGTTTCTGAGCTTCTTCTCTATCCATTTTCTCTCTAGCAATCCTTTCATTACTCTCAATTTGTTGTTGTTGAGTAGCAGTCTGTTGTTCTTGAAGTTTTTGTTTTCTTTTCTCAGCTTCTCTAATATCATTCTCAACTTCAGCAATAGAGTTGGTTTTAAGAAGAGTAATAAGATTAGAGAATTGAAGGGTTCCAGAGGATATACCCTCCTTAGCAATATTCTTTAATCCCTCAAGGATAGCATTATCCTTAATACTATCAGATACATATAATCCAAAATCTGTATTTAAGAGGGATTTAGTATTTAAGACTGTTCTAGAGAACTCATCAAATACTAACTTTCCATGTTCATTAGTAGAGTAGGCAATCTTAGCTATCTCTAGAAGATGTTCTAGTACCTTTTCTTTAACCATAGAATGCTCATGGAAGTATATCTCAGTAAGAGCATTACTCTGTACAATACTTCTTTCAACACCTCCCATTGTCTCAGAGGTATTTATTTGTCCCTTTCTCTGTCTAGAGATACCAGTAATATTCTCTACTGCTTCCTCTATCTTATTAAGCATTGAGAAGTATCCTTGAATTGAGTTAGAGAGGGACATATCAATCCCAGTAAACTGGTTAAACTTGGATACAGAAGAGGGATCTCCTTCTCTACCTTCCTCAGCAGAGTTTACAAATGCAATACCCAGAGTATCAAAGTAATACATCCATTGCTCTACTGTCCATCCCTTAGATTTAGGAATTTGAGCAATATCCATTACAAACTTCTTACCCTTTGCCTTAGCAAACTCTAGCTCTAACCTATACCAAATTATATTGTATAAGTACTGGTAGGGTTTAATGAGATCCACAAGTGAGGTTGGCTTGCTGTTGATGTTGTTGAATATTCTACCAATAAAGGGGAGTTTACACTTGTATGGGTTATCCACTGTGTTGAATTGATAGGGACTCTCGTAAGCAAAGAAGATTGTTGGTCCAACTTGCACCCCAATCCATGTCCTAGGTATCCAGTTCCACTCAACTGTAATTTCCCCCTTAAGTTCTTCAGGAATCTTGAAACTCTCATCAACAACTTTCTTTTGTACTTGTCCATTTTGATCAAGGTAAGTTGCAGTCCCAATTTTCTTCTCACTTTTCCATGTGACAAGTTGCATAAGAATTTTGGTACCTGTGTAATTGTAGTGTGGGTATGTTGTTGTAATGACTTCTGGGGACTGTCCATATGATGCTGTAGCATTAAATATTTCTGCACTTCTTAAGTTCTCTTTATCCTTATCTGTCAATCTATCTCCAAACCAATCTAGTATTTGTCCTCTATCTAACCACATTCTTCCTACTGCCCAATCACAATCCTCTATAAAGAGAGAGTCTTGATTCTTATCACACTCAAAGTGTATTGGATTCCAAGGAATTAAGACAGGTTCATTATTAAAGATACCTGCATAATATACTTCCTCTGCACAAGTAAGTGCATTCTGAAAA